ACTCTTATGTGGTGAAGGTGAACTGGTCAGACAATGTTTGGTTCCCAGAGGTATTAGAGAAAGAACGCAAGCACCTAGAGAAGTTAGACACTGATCTCTACAATCATATCTGGGAAGGTGAGTGTCTGGCTAACCAGAAGGGCGCCTACTATGCTAAACAGATTGAGCTAGCACGACAAGACAATCGAATAGGGCGTATTGCTATTGATCCGATATTGCCGGTACATACGTTCTGGGATCTAGGTATTGCAGATGCAACAGCAATCTGGCTAGTGCAGCGAGCAGGTACAGAGATTAGAGTCATTGGCTACTATGAGAACAACGGCGAAGGCTTACAGCATTACATCAACTGGCTACATGATTTTAGAGTGAAGCACCAAGTAACCTTCGGCGATCATTACGCACCACACGACATACGAGTGCGAGAGCTGACTACTGGTAAATCACGACTATCGGCAGCACGTAAGATGGGTGTCAGCTTCCAGATCACACCGAACATTCCGATTATGGATGGCATTGAAGCAGGACGTCGCATATTGGGGCGCTGCTGGTTCGACGAGAAGCGTTGCACTGATGGATTACGAGCATTGAGCTACTACCGCTGCGAGTATGACGAGGACAAGCGAGTGTTTAAAGATCGTCCGCTTCATGACTGGTCTAGCCATGGAAGTGATGCGTGGAGGTATTTCGCGGTAGCCTGGCGAGACAAGAAATCAGAAGGAATGGAAAGGCCAGTACAGATGGCAAACGACTGGAGTGTATTTTAAATGGCGGGAAAACCAAAGATTTATACGTTAGACGATAAACAACAAGTAACTGCTCAATATGTGGCAGACAAAACCGGAGTGCATTTAAAAAACGCTAGGGTAAGGCTACATATTAGCTTAGATCCAGAGCAAGTATTTAAACCGAAGCAAACACAAAAAAAACCTAACAAGGAAAGTTACAAGTTGCGCTGCATACTTGAAAGGGAAACCAGTATCTATAACGAAATGTACCGTCTAGTGTTTAAAACTATCTAGTGTGGCTAAAGCAAGACTCGTTGATCGACACCTGGGATCAAAGCTTCACTGACTGGTATGTTGTGTTCGAGCATGGCGACATGTCGTACTGGTGGGCCAAGTATTTACACGCAGGATTTAGACATTGTTGGGCGCTACGTTGGGATGGATTTAATTGGATTGCTTTTGATCCAAAGCTGGGCCATACAGACATCGAGGTGCTGCCATATTACAATCATAACGATATAGAAAATATCTCCAAAGATACTAATTGTAGTGTTATAATCCACGCCAAGGTGTGGCGAGACTCCAAACGGATCAGAACTCCATATCCAACGGCCGTAACTTGCGTTGAGCAGATTAAGGCTTTGTTGGGGGTTCGTAAGTGGTTTCTTTTTACGCCCTACCAATTATTTAATCACTTATTAGGGGGAAAGCATGGGCGGATTATTCAGTAAGCCAAAAGCACCGGCTAAATCAGCGTCACAAGTTAAGGCAGAAGCACACCAGTCAGCAGAAATTGATCGTTTAACCAAGAAAGAAGATTCAATGAAGGCAGCACTTGGCCGTCGTCGTCGAGGCAGAGCATCATTAATCTCTGGTGATGAGCGTGGTATTACATCAACACTAGGCTAGGTCATGGAAAAGTATCAAATCCCTAAGAAACTAGGAAAGGTTGAGCAATTAATACAACGGTTTGATGCTGCAAAGGCACGTAAGATGCCTTGGATTCCACATCTTCGTGAGTGTTATGAATACGCATTACCGCAGCGTGAGACGTTCTCGATGCAATCAAAAGGCACTAAGAAGAACACAGCGATCTTTGATTCGACCGCAGTGATCGGCGTACAAAAATACGCTTCAAGGTTGCAAGCTTCATTAGTACCACCTTGGCGTAACTGGACAATCCTAACACCAGGATCAGAAGTGCCAGAGCAAGAGCGTGATAATGTTCAAAAGGAATTAGACAAAGTAACGGACATAGTGTTCGATCACATTAACCACTCGAATTTCGCAACTCAGAGTCACGAAGCTTTCTTAGATCTAGCAGTTTCGACTGGTGCAATGACAGTGAAACGCTCAAGTGGTGCAAGCTCTTCAATCTTAGAGTTTGACGCAGTGCCATTAGCCGAAGTATTCCCAGAAGAGGGGCCTAATTCGACAATCGAAACTGTATGGCGTGAACACTCAATCCCTGCAAGACACATTGATCGTCTATGGCCAGGCGCAACCATGTCGGGCAAGATAACTAAACAATTAAAAGAGAAGCCAGACGCAAAGGTTAATTTAATCGAAGGCACTATCTTTGAACCCGATAGCGGCATGTACTACATGTGCGTTATTGAGCGTGAAGAAAAGCACGTTTGTTTCACCGAAGAATATGAAGTATCGCCTTGGATTGTATTTCGTGAAATGGTTGTACCTGGTGAAGTATTAGGTCGTGGTCGTGTGATGCAAGTGCTACCGGACATCAAGACAGCCAACAAGGTGACTGAGTTTGGTTTGCGTAATGCAGCACTGGCGATTGCTGGTATCTACACTGCTCAAGATGATGGTGTGATTAATCCTTACACAATGCAAATTGCACCGGGTATGGTGATTCCGGTTGGCTCAAATGACAGCTCAAATCCAACATTGCGTCCACTTGAACGTGCTGGTGATTTTAACGTCGGTGAGTTAGTGCTATCAGATCTAAGAGATCGTATCAATAAGGCGCTGTTTGCTGATCCTTATGGCGGTATGGACTCGCCAACTAAGACAGCAACAGAAATGTCATTAAGACAGCAAGAGTTATTGATGGATGCTGGTTCAGCGTTCTCAAGATTGCAGTCTGAGTTTATTGAAAAGCTAATTAAGGTTTCAGTCTCTATTCTTAGAGAAGCTGGCAAGATTCCAGAGATTGCAGTCGATGGCAAGGAAGTGACAATCAAGCATACGTCACCACTAGCTAGAGCGCAAGACCAAGAAGATCTATTATCAATGCAGCAGTTTATGCAGATGGGCGCAGCATTCGGGCCAGAAGCATTCGCATTGGGTGCAAAGATTGAAGATACGGTTGCTTGGATCGGGCAAAAGCTAGGTATAGATCAAAAGCTATTACGCACAGAGCAAGAGCGTATAGAAATGCAAGAGAAAGCAGCAGAAGCTATGAAGCAACAACAAGCTCAACAAGAACAGCAGGCTAATGGTTGAAGATTGGGAAGCTCTCGATATAGAGGGTGATGCAGTACAGAAGCTAAAGGCCGAAAGCGAAAAGAAGGCTAGAGATATTGCTAGTCGTTTCTATGGGTGTTTCAGCACAGAGGACGGACAGTTTGTGATTAACCGATTAAAAGACATCACGATCAACCGTCCAGTGCTAAACGCTAATTCAACACAGTTTGGTGCAGGCATGAGAGAAGGTCAAAACGCTATCGTGCGTCAGATCTTAGATCAGCTTGCACTGGCTGAACAACAATAAACGGAGAAGAGGATGAGTGAAGAGGAAAGTTTGATTGAAGCGCCAGTCGCAGACACAACAACAGAACAAGAGGTGGTCACACCTACGGAGGACGGCGGTTGGAAGTTAGCCAATGAAATAAGCGGTGAAGGTGATCGACCAGAATGGTTTAAAGACAAATACAATTCAGTATCAGATCAAGCACAAGCCTATTCAGAATTAGAAAAACGCTTCGGTGGATTTACCGGTGCGCCAGAAGAGTCTTATGAGCTAACAACGCCAGAAGGTGTGGATGGAGAGTTTGATATGGAAGATCCTCGTATTAGCTGGTTTCAGCAAGTGGCGAAAGATTCAAACATGTCACAAGACACGTTCACACAGATGCTGCATGGTTGGGTTCAACATGAAGTAGATGGCGTACAAGGTTCGCGTGAAGGTGAGATCCAAGCACTAGGATCAAACGCACAAGCAAGATTAAAAGATCTTGGTGACTGGGGTGGTGCTAACTTATCTCCAGAAGAGTTTGAAGGGTTTAAGATGTTAGCGTCTAGTGCGGCTGGTGTGCAAACACTGGAAGCTTTGATTTCTAAGACTAGAAAGGGTGGTGTTGCTAACACTGCTGCAATAGCAACTCCTGGTATTAGTAAAGAAGCACTTAGTGAGCGCGTATCAGATCCAAAATACCAAACATCAGCAGACTTTAGAAGTGAGACAACTCGTTTGTTTGAAGAGTTTTATGGTGAGTAATTGATACCAATATATGAAATTGTGCTGATTCCAGACTGCACTCTTTTCATACCTTGGTTGTATTGTGTTTAAGGGGAAAATATGGCAAGAACAGCACAAGATATAAGAGATTCAAAAGGCAGGTATATCAGAGTAACTTTACTCAAGAAGATCAAGTCTATTTGTAATAAGTTTTTAAATAAGATTAATGAGTGGCTCAACTAATTAGATGAATTTCTTTGTTAGAATACTGTTGCTAATATCGTTGGTTATTGCCTTCATGATGTCCACTGGATGTAGCTCACTAAAGTTTAACAATGTAGCCAAGACCAGTGCTACTACCGCTGTTACTTATGCGATAGCTGGCCCTATTCCTGCCATAGCAAACTTAGCTACCAGTGTTACGGTTGATGAGATACTGCCAGAAGAGAAGCAAATTGACGACATTAAGACGAAAGAGCAAGCTGTAGCATTCGTGGCAGATTCGTTCTTTATGAACGCCTTATACGCCTTTATAGCGTTCCTTCTTATAACAAACTTAGCAGTGCCTTACTTCACTAGAAAGTGGGGTTACAACGAAGCCAAGAACAAATATCGTAAGAATGATGATTAATTTTGGAACTGATGATCGCCCTATGTGGCGCTATGTTTACCATAGGATGAAAGATGACTAAATGTGCATTATTGTATTTGGTAGTAGGTGTGACAATAACGACCGCCAGCTATGCGTTTTTTAATGAGTTTATGCAGATGCCTGGTCAAATGATGCAGATGGTACAACCACAAAAAACTCTTTCACAACCATGCGTCTGCAAATGCAATTAGAAAAAATGATAAATGAAAGTTTAAAGCCGTTAATTCGGCAGCTTAGAAATGTTAAGGATCAAGGCGTAAAAGACGCTTTATGTGATTCATTAATAGAAATGTGCGACGAGTTAATCTCCAGGGGGGAGAAGAATGGCAACACCAGAAATGCGGACGATAGCGTTCGTTTGTGATTACGATACTTTTTTAAATGTGAGTGATCGTCGAGACTCAGCGGTAAATCAAAAGTTATGGTTAGAGGTTATCGCAGAAGTAAACACAGAGCATTACGACACGATTAGAGATGAGTTATGCGAAGCGATTTCATTGCTCGCAGATGATGATATATAAGCAAAATACAATACATTGATACTATTGTTATCTTTGTGCTAAAATAAGTATCAAACCCAGCACGTGGACACCTTCTAATTGAAGCCCATACCAGCTAGGACTATCGGCCTGCAAAGCAGATACCCGGAAACAAGGTATGACAATTTAATTATTTAAGGAGACTATTATGTCCGCATCATTAAGCGCAGCCGCGCAACAACTATTTGACTCAGAAGTAAAACACGCGTTTCAAACGTCTGGTCAATTAAGAGGCTCTGTAACAACACGTAACGACGTGCAGGCCGATATTTATAAATTCCGCAAGATGGCGAAAGGTTTAGCTAATCAGAAGGCGACTTCTGCTGACGTAACCGCTATGAACGTGGTTCACTCGCTAATCAGTTGTCCGTTAGCTAACTGGAATGCTCCAGAGTACACAGACATCTTCGATGCTAAAGAAGTAAACTTCGACGAAAAGACAGAATTGCAATCAACGATTGCAGGCGCTCTTGGTCGTAGAATGGATCAGATTATCCTTGACTCGTTAGACGCTGCTACACCAGCCGCTTCTATTGCTCATGGTACTACTGGTTTAACAATTGCTAAGTTGATTACTGCTTCTAAGACATTGACTGACAAAGGTGTTCCATCTGGTGGTCGTCATATTGCGATCTCAGCAGCCGCACTAGAAGATCTATTAGGAACTTCTCAGATCACAAGCGCTGACTATAACAATGTTCGTGCGTTAGTAACGGGTGATGTTGATACCTTTATGGGTTTCAAATTCCACGTTATTGAGACACGTGCTGAAGGTGGTTTAGATCTTGTTTCTGGTGTTCGTGAAGGCTTTGCATGGCATGAAACAGCAGTGGGCCTTGCAATCGGCATGGAAGTATCAGCTAAAGTTGATTGGGTTCCACAAAAGACATCATGGTTATGCAACGGCTTAATGAAGGCTGGTGCAGTAGCACGTGATGGTGACGGCATTGTTTCAATCTCGTGGCAAGAGTAATTTTATAACTACTTAGTATAAAACAAAGTTGAAACTAAGATGGCAGCGGCTTATAACTAGGTTAGCTGCCATTTTTACTTTGAGGTAATAATATGGCAACAGCAGTGGAAATTTGTTCTAACGCTTTGATTATGGTCGGACATGGGCCGATTGCTTCGTTTACCGATGGTGGCGCAGGTGCTAATACCGCTTCTGCTCTTTATGCTATCACCTATGAAAGTGTATTATCGCAACACAGATGGCGCTTTGCTTCTGCAAAAGTAGCACTAAGCAAATTAACAGCAACACCTAAAAATGAGTGGTCAAATGCTTTTCAATTACCCTCTAATTATATTGTGGCAACAAAAGTTTATCCAAGAGTAGATTATGAGATTTACGAAGATAAGATTTACACAAACGCCGATTCGATCGACATAGATTATATCTTTAAGCCAGATGAATCGAAACTACCAGGTTACTTTCAAAGATTACTTGAATTTAGCTTGGCTTCTATTTTCGCTATCCCAGTCACTGATAACTCTACTAAAGCAGAAGAGTATCGTAAGATGACAGAGGGCCAGCTCAAACGAGCAAGATTTACAGACTCACAAGCACGACCAACAGATGCGATCGTTGATTCTCCGTTTATTGATGCGAGAAACTAATGCCTAGGGTCATTAATCTGCAAACAAGTTTTAACAGTGGAGTGTTGGATCCACGACTTGCTGCACGTACAGACTTAAAGCATTTTTATCAAGGTGCTGCCGAAGCAGTTAATGTTCAATCATTGCCACAAGGCGGCATGAAACGTCGTCCAGGTC